TCAGTACCATTCTTTGACGGCTTCATCAAAGGGAATATATTCTTTGTCCTTCAGGGCAAGATATTCTTGGTAAACGGCGAGACCATACTCGTCTTCAATCCGATCCAAAGTGCTCTGGCGCAACAGCTGCGACACGGTGAGCCGCCGCTCGGCCGCAAAGCTCTCAAGGACGGCCTTTTCGCTTTCGGTTACACGGATTGTAATACTCGACATCAATTCAGCTCTCCTCCTCCGTTTGTATTCATTATAAGACAAAGGTGAAAAGCAGCGTCAAGAGCCTCTTCCCTTCCATGAGGCGGGCCTTATAAACTAAGACCTTATTTTCAGTAAAAAGATCTTATTTTTATTATTGCATCCGCTTGATCGATCAATCATTAATTTTGTCAGCATAGGTGACGGCTCCTTTTGCAAAAAGTCCCAAATGAAATACCGGCAATAGCAAGGGGTTGAAAGAAAAACCGGGACTGTAAACGGGAACATCTTCGACCCCGGCCATTGTAGAATAAGCAGTTAGATACTGATATAGCTTAGTTTATCATCCTCAAAAGTGCGGCCGATGTGTAATGTTTTGTGTAAGATTTAAGCAAGGTCAACAAAAAAAGGCGGGCACTGCCATCAGAGACAGTGCCCGCTCATTCATTATTTAGCCATTGCCACTCCAGCAGCCCCAATGATTAGTCCGATAAGTAAGCCTTGCGTCTTGCCGCGACGCAGGCGCCTGTTGTAGTCCGCCCGCTCTGCCTCCAACTCGCGCCGCAGGTCATCTACCAGCCGTCTCGTATCTTCAGCTTGCGCCGCAATCTCAGCCCGCAGTTCGTCCAGCCCTTGGCGCAGCACGCGGACGCTCTCGCGGTCGGCACTCCAGCCTGCGACCGTGTCGCGCATGGCAGACTCTGAGAGCAGATACCCGCCGGAGACGCGTCGGACGTCGGCCTTACTGGTCGTCTGCGCGATACTCGGCGAGCAGCCGCTCAAGAGCAGCGCAAAGCTCATCAGTAGACAGCTCAGCCGTCTGCTTTTTAACATGCGCACGTGCCGTCACCTCCCTCCGCTTCGTCGCATCCACGACCGCGTCGGCCCGGCGCTCAGCCGTTGCTGTGCTCTCGCGTAGACGATCAATCACGGCGTCCGTCTCACCGCGCCCGCCGTAGTTATGCCAGTACCACGCCGCCAGCAGAGCGATAAGCACAACCGCCGCCAGCGCGTACAGCCAGCGGCGGTTCATTTTGTCGGGTGTAATCTCAAAGAGCTCATTCACGCCCATGCTTGTCCCATCGTCCTTGCTCCAGCCAGTGTTGCAGACCGTCGAACGCGGCCTTGACCGTCTCCTGCACCTCGATGTACACGATGTCCAGCAACGGCGCGCCGACGCGCCCGCAGATGGCAATGATCACGGCGCGCAACCGGTACGGCACGCCGAACTCGTTGACGATCCACGCAGTCAGCGCCCCGACGCATCCCGCGTTCACAAGCGACACCAGACAGCTTGTCCAGCTGAACCTTTCTTTTCGGTAGCTCAACCCCGCCGCTTGAAAAATAATCGCAATCACGGCACCCCACCCCCCTGTGACCAGAAGGTCGTACAGTTCTTTTTCGTGCTGTTCTTCACCCGGCATTGACTATCTCCTTTTCCTCAGATCCCACTTCCTCAGGTGCCCGTCCTGCGCATGATGCACGTCGATGTGCACCCCCCAATCGTACAGTCCAATGCCGCCCAGTTCGGGCAGCCGCCCGTCGTGCCATGCCTTGACGATAGCGTTGTAGACCGCCAACGGCGACAAGCCGCGAACATGAAAGTCCATGGCCTGGCCCTTCAAATGTTTCGACGTCGGCGAACCGCCCACCGCCGCATTGTGTGCCCTACAGCGGCACACAGAATGAACAATCATCGGTTCCTTCAAAATATCCCGCACCGCTTCCGCCAGCTCCGGCAACGCCTCGTCGGGCGTGTCAAAGCCGCACCCGTCGCGGCAGGCGCACTCGTCGCGTGAAAAATGCGGTGAAAGTTTTTCAGACATAAAATTCACCTCAATCAATATTTTTTTTGGGAAATAACAGTTACCTCTTGATTTTTAGTACTATATATAGTACTATATTATCAGGGAGGGGAGGAATGTAGGCATGAAAATACTGCTCAATAAGCAACCGCAAAAGTACCTTGCAAGGCTCGACGAAAAGACGCAGAAGAAGCTATACGCCGCCCTTGACGAAGTCTCAGAGTTTAAGGGAGACATTCGTAGACTGGCAGGTACTGGAAACCTCTACCGCTACAAAACACCACCTTTCCGCATTATCTTCGAATGGTGCAAGGGCGAAATTGTTATTACCGTCATCGAAATCAACACTCGGACTAACATCAAATACAGGAGGATCGCACGATGAAAAATAAAATTGAAGAAGATATTCAGCGCCGCATAGCGCAAATCAACGCACAGCCCGCCGAAGAACTGACACCTGAAGAGCAGGCGTCTTTAGACGCCGCAATGGCTATGGACGACGGGACAGCTGTCACGTTGGAAGAACTAAAACAACAGCTTGACAACTACAGTGGACGCATTGTGCTAAGAGTCCCGCGCAGTCTTCATAAAAAGTTGAAAGACGAAGCTAGTGTTGAGGGCGTCAGCCTCAACCAGTACATGCTGTATAAGCTGGCACGCTAAACGACATCATTAATAAAGGACGCTCTCTTTCGAGGGCGTCCTTTTTTAAGCTCCAACGTTTTCAGCGCTCTCCAACTTCAACCTGAGATACTCGCGCGCCGTCACTGTGGCAATCGTCCAACCGCATTGGCTGCGCCGGTCAAGGTACGCCTGCGGGTCATCGGGACTCTGATCGTAGGGTGCGGCCGAGCAGGAAGCGCAGTATCCAGAAATGCCGCATTGGCGGCACCGTTCCGGCCAATGTTTCCATTGATCTTCGACCTCGTCGATCAGTCGCTGATTGTTAATGACAATCTTCCCGTCGTTTAAATATCCTATAGGAATTGGACGCCGCATGGTGCAGAAACGGTGGCATCCGTACACTTGCCCATGCAGTCCGAGACAGCGCATATAAGTACAGCTGCCGCAATGATTGCGTTGTTTGACCCATGGAAGGCGGAATTGCTTCGGGTCAAAGCTGTACGGATTGAGTTGCTCTACAAACACGGACTTCACCAGAGCGTGCTCAATAAGATAGTCGGCGACTCTAACAAGCTGAGTGTCAATAATAGGCGCTTCTTCCGGCAGCCAGTCTTCTTCAAAGACCGTATTGGCAGCGATGAACTTAAATCCAAGATCGATCAAATTAATCACGCCGTCGGCGTATTTGCTGATTGTCCGGTGCGTGTACGTCGCTTTGACGCTGATGCGGCACGGCGGCAGCACTCCCTGCGCCCACCTCAAACCTTTGACGGCCTCGTCGTAACTGCCGCGCCCGTGCGCATCGACGCGGCAGGCGTCATGAACGTCCCTCGTCCCGTCGATGGAAAACCCGAGGTTGAAGTGATTTTTCCAGCGCGTCACCAGTCGTTGTACAGACGGCATATTCAGTGTTGTGCCATTGGTCGATACCGACACCAGAAACGGAGCTTTTACGCACCATTGGCGGCAGAGCTCATCCGTCGTTTCGCAGATACTATCGACCAGCTCGGGGTGGATCAGGGACTCGCCGCCGATCAGGTCAATCACCGGTGCCAGATCCAGCGGCTTCTTCCGCTCTTCATAGTCGCGCCGAAACATCGCTTCAAGAAAAGAGCGGCACAGCTTCGGGGAATTCACCCCCGGAGCTTTTTTGTGCTCGAAGCAGTATGTGCAGCGCAGATTGCAATCCGTGTTCGTGAGGATCTCGTAGCCGCTCCAGAGCGTTTTAATTTCCGTCTGCATTGCCAACCCTCGGGTCGTAGTGTTGCTCCATCATAAACTCAAGAGGCGTTTCATGCGCCTTCCGCACCAAACGCCGAATTTCCGCTTCTTTATCCGCAATGGCCGCCAGCGTGCCGTGGTCAGGCGCCTGCTCGATGAACGGCGCAAGAATTGACCGCTCGTTGTCGGAGAGCGATACTTTAGAGAGCAGAAACGCGATGACTCGCCCATAGTCCGCCAGTCTGTCTTCCGCCGTGCCGCCGATGCGCAACGTCGCCACTTGTAGCCGGTAGCGCATCAAATTGGCCAGCCGTCCTTCGTCGGGCAGAAGCAGGAATTTATCGACGTGCCAATCGTAGGTGTACCACCAGCAATGGCGGATCAGGTCGGCAATCGTCTGCTCCGTCGAAAACTCCACTTTGACATATCGTGTCTCTTCCGGTGTTGGTGCTTCTCCGGCATTGAGCACTTTATATTTCAGTTCGTGACCGGTGTAGAGGTAATAACCGCACCCAAACAACGGTGCATAAACGTCCTTGCCGATAATCGGCGTGGCAAGGTAGGTTTCATCAATGTTGCCTATCTCCTGAGCCATAACGTCAATCATAATGTCCCCGGACATGAGTGCAGTCCCCATGGATCCGGGTTGAGAAACTCTCACCTTGTCAGGATCGCCGCCGATGTAAAAGCGCTTGTCCTCGTCCGATGCCGTCAGAGTGTGGAATACGTTCTTGAAGTTCGTTGCGTTTGCAGGGAAGCCGTAACGATGAAGCTGATGATAAAAGCTGTTTTCAATCATTTAAGGGCCTCCTTAGTTGTCGGAGCTGCAACTGCTGTGGCAACCTCTGCCGCAACTGCCGGCGCAACTGTCAGCGCAGCCTGAAATGCAGGTCGTCGCGCAGCCTGACACGCACCCCGTGTTGATTATCACATCCCCCGTGCCATTGAAATACTCATATCCCTGATCATAGGTTCGTTCCACAACGCCTTTGCTTTGTACACGCGTGGAATAATATCGAATGACAATGGCTCGTGCCGTTTGCAATTTCGTGGCTGTTGCCGCGTTGCCGGAGCAGGAAGCGGAGGTGCCTCCGTTGGCGGGAGCGGAAATGTTGATGTTCCCCGTCCCGTCAAAAGACACCCCGTTGATAGCTCGTGCCGTTTGCAATTTCGTGGCCGTTGCCGCGTTGCCGGAGCAGGAAGCGGAGGTGCCTCCGTTGGCGGGAGCGGAAATGTTGATGTTCCCCGTCCCGTCAAAAGACACCCCGTTGATAGCTCGTGCCGTTTGCAATTTCGTGGCCGTTGCCGCGTTGCCGGAGCAGGAAGCGGAGGTGCCTCCGTTGGCGGGAGCGGAAATGTTGATGTTCCCCGTCCCGTCAAAAGACACCCCGTTGATAGCTCGTGCCGTTTGCAATTTCGTGGCCGTTGCCGCGTTGCCGGAAAACGCGTCTCCCTGCATCACAAACCTGCCCAGCGGACCCCATGTCCCATTGAACAATTGGGCGCTTATATTGAAATTGGTATTACCATCCCCTGTGAGGGCTATAATACGTGCTCCTCTCGTAGAATCTCGCATGAACTGGATAATGGACGAAAATCTCTGTTCGGGCGCGACGTCGCCCCCGGTTCGGTAAAAACCGCTTTCAAGATGCGACATGGCGTTGTCGTCGGTCAGTTCGGTCGGAGCCACTCGTCCGCAGCCGTTGCAGGTTGCCGCATCCCCTGACGTGTTTGCACTAATCGTTGACGGCAGCGCTATTGTCAATTTGTCGTTCGAGGTGTCAGGCGTAATGGTAATATTGCTCCCCGGCACCAGCTCCAGCGTATCCTGTTTCTGGTCGGCCTCGACGACAGCATCGCCCACTTTGACCTTTGCGAAGGTGTTTTGGTTGACCTCAGCCCCTGCGGCAATGCCGTTGAGCTTGACCTTGTCGGCGGCACTCATCAACCCCGCGGCATTGGTCGTGGCGGCGGCATGCGTGTGCGTCGAGGCCGAAAAATACGCGCTGTCGTGTCCGTCAAGCTTATCGGCGTTTAAGTCGGTGTTCAGCGTCCCGTTGTTGATGGGGACGTTGCCTGAGGCATTGCCGGGTTCAAGCCCTTTCAGCTTCCCCGCGTTGATAATTTTATCGTCTTTCAGTGCCCTAAACTGTTCACGCAGTTGTCCCGGAGCTTCGGCAAGATAGCCGTCGTCAAGCGGCAGTGTACCGTCAAAAGCCATGATGTACCATCTCCTCTTTAGTATCCATAGGACGTCCAATTAACCGTGCCGGCAATGGGCGCATTGTTGTTGTCAAGCACTTTGACAATGCAGTTCGTTTTGCCCGGGACGCCCACAATGACGGCTCGCGCCGTCGCCATGTCCGCCGAAACGACCACCGTGGGCGTAATGGCGTACTCAAACCCGTACTCAATGGTCGCTCCCGCCGCAGGAACGCTTATGCGCCCGGATTTCACCACGTCGGGCATGTCCACCACCACGTGCAGCAGCGTGACAAAAGGCGGTTGTGCGGCGTTGTTCGTCTTCATGACGACGCGGAACTGGATTTTCGACAGCGTCTCAGTGTGCTCATGGAAGTCCGTCCAAGGTCCATAGCCGTCAGGGCCGTTTTTATCCTCGTCGCACGAACGATATTGCAGCCGCGCCGACGCCGTGGAGCTGTTCAGCGTCTGGAAGTCAGCCGTGATTTTGGCTTTCACCGTTCGGTTGAGGAATATGGTCTTACCTGACCACGTCCCCGAGGTTTGCCCCGCTGCCAGCGACAATACGTACTGTCCGCCGAAGTCCATCCACCGCTTGCCGGGATAATCACTCCACCTCCCGCCGACAGTCGCCCACGTGCATGGGTTCTCTCTCCACGCCGTGTTGTTGTGACTGGCGGTGCCGTCTTCAAGCAGCGCGATGTAGTCACGCTCAACAAAGACATTTTTGGGACTGAGGTTGCTGACGACCAGCGGAGCTTTTGCTGGCTGATCGGAATAGTAACCCACGCGGCTATGGGCTTTGAGCAGGTAGTTGTAGCCGTGTTCGAAGGAAACGGGTACGCTCAGGGCGGTGTTGCTGATGCCCGTGGCAATAAGCGCGCCGCTCTCCCAGTTGAAACCTTCGCGCACCTCGTACCAGTCAACACCGTTGCTGGTGCTTTTGTCCCACCACAAATCCACGGAGTCCCCGTCCTGCACGGCATTGAACCCCGTAACCGTCGGCGGTTCCAGCGTGGCCTCGCAAAAGACGGAGATAACGTCCGACACATACCCCGCGGAGTTGTTGGCGCGCACCAGAAAGTTATACTCATGGGAGTTCTGGCAGTTAATAGTCAACATCGTGCCCGATGTAGTTCCCATGGGTTTCGCGTCGTTCCACGCCAAGCCGTCGCGGATTTCATAACTCGTCACGTCGAGGTCGGGCGACGCCTTCCAGCTGACATTGACGATGGCAGGGTCGGCGACGCTTTGGCTGGCCGTCAGGTTCGACGGCGGCGAGGGAACCATGGAAATGACAATCGCGCAATAATTTGGGAATTGTGAGTAATACCCGCCGATGCAGTGTGCTTTGATGCAGAACGAGAACTCGCCGTCGTCCACCCAGTTTTCGAGCGTAAACGACGTGCCCTGCGTGCGTGCAACGAGGGGGTCATCGTCCCACGTATTTCCGCGCCGGATCTCGTAATAGTCAATATCGTTGCCGGGGACGGCGTCCCACGTGAAAATCAGCGACGATTTTTTCAGCGGAGACTGCTTCACCGAGAGGTTGCCGACGTCGTTGGGCAGCACGGAAAAGTAACCCTCTTTGCTCGTCCATGAAGACGTCAGCCCGTCCACCGTCACCGCCTGAACGCTGAACTTGTGCAAGCCGCTTTCGGCAATGACGGCGCTCACGCTGCAATCGGGCGTGAGGCGGGCAATCTCAACGCCGTCAAGCTGCACCGTGTATCCTGCAATGTCGCTTTCATTTACCGCCGCCCAGGTGACGTCGATGGTGCAACGGTCAGTCCTTGAAGCGACAGCCGAAATCGACGCAGGCGCCGCCGGAGGTCGGATCGTGACGGAGACAGTATTGGAGCGCTCCGAAAGCTGTTTGGAGTTGTCAATGGCCACCACGTACAAGGCGTGGCTTCCGATCTCGACAATTTTCAGCGCGGCGCTCGTGTCAGCCGTCTGCTCAACGACAACGCGATCATCGAGGTAAACGCGGTACCCCGCAATATCCGGCTCGCTCACGGCTTCCCATTTCAGCGCAATGTGCGTGCGCTCCTTTGTCCCCACACTTGCCGTCAATTCCTTCGGGGCGGCAGGCGGCTGGTCTTTGCCGACGATGGGCAACAATGCCGAAACGCCCGACGACCGAATGTCCAGCTTTGACCGAGTTCTTACCATCACCTGAATGGTCTTGCCCGTCTGCACGTTGGTAATGGCATGAGAGCGTTCGTCGGCGTCGGTTGTGGCGTATTTCTGCCATTTGGCGTCGTCGCTGTAGCGGTAGTAAATCTCGAACCCCGCGACGGCTTCGGCTTTCATTCCCGCGGGGTCGCCCCACGTGACGTCCACGTTTGACACGTGCACGCCGTCTTTTTGCATGTAGCCCCATTCAGACAGGCGCAGGCCTGCAACGTTGGACGGGTTCAGCGCCGAAATCCCCGCCATGGAGTGTTTTTTATCCGCCCAGCCTGAATGGCGCCCGTCAAACGTCGCGGCCTGCACTTTAAACGTCCACTCTCCGCTCATGACGTTGGTCAGTTCGAAGCTATGTTCGTTGCTCCAGCCCGACGTTTTCACGTTGCCCAGCGGGTCAGTATACTGCACACGGTAGCCCGTCACAGTGAAGTCGGCTCTGTTCTGCCGCCAGCTGAACAAGGCCTTCTGCACAAGGCGTCCGTTCACCGTGGCCGTCGTCTCAACCACGGACAGGTTGACGGGCGGCTCCACCCCATCTTTCAGCGTCCGCCGCGAAGGCGGATCTTCGAGGCGCAACCCCTGTTCGATTTTCAGGTACTTGTTCGGGTCGTACTCTAAAAACTGCACCTGAATTGTGCCCTTGCCCGTCTCTTTGATGTTCTGCACTCGAAACTGCCGCGGTTCCGCCTGCGTCCCCGCCATGCTCCAGACGGCATTAGGGGCAAAAGTTTTCGTAAAAGCGCGTTCCACGGTGACGACAGCGCCATTGACGGTGACCACGGGGATGGTTTCTTCCGTCCCCTCGTCGTCGCACACGCTGATCTGATAACTTTCGCCGCTGACACCTTCGAAGGGGGCATCAAGAGTGACGGTGGAACCTGCAATGCTCTTGATGCGTCCGCCGGCGCGGTAGCCCATCCACGCAGGGTCGGCGAGTTTGACGATATCCCCGGGGAGCAGGTCGAAGCCGTCAAGGCCCATCTCGACAGTGGCTGTCCACTGCTTCGCTTCGGTGGCTAAAATCCACAACCCGTGGCGGTTGGCCTGACCGCGGCTGTAGCAGCCGTAAGCCGTCACCTGTATGGGACGATAGCCGATACGGCGGTAGGCGTCCCAGTCGTAGACGATCTCCACGTGAGCGCGCCCGAGGTCGTCGGGGTCGTGCCATGTCACCTGCGCCACGCTATGGCGCTCCTGCATGGAGGCGCTGGAGTAGGTAATGACGCCGCCTATCACGTTGGACTGCGTAATGGTGCGGATGGGGTCTGACGGATAGTCGGCGCGGGCATAAATGAGGCCGCTTGACCAATAGGTCATGCCGTGGAACACGCTGGCGATGGACTGAATAACGTCCTTGCACTCGCCCGATCCCATGATTTGTCCGTTGAAAGTATAGCGCGGTTCCTGTCCGCCCTTGCCGTCGGGCACCATTTCGTCGCAGATCTGAGCGATGCGGTAGAGATACCACTTGTCGCATAGGTCATGCGTCTCCATAAACGCCCGCGGCAGGTATTTGGCCACGCCGTAGCGGTCGTTGGTGACAAGGTCATAGAGCACCCACGCGGGGTTGTCCGTCCACGCCAGCTTAAACGTGCCGTCCCAGATGCCGGAATAGGCGCGCGTTTCGGGGTTGTAGTTGTTCGGCACCTGGATTTTGAGCCCCTTGACGCGATAAATGCGGTTGGGGACTGTCCCGCTGAAAGTCTCCGCCGAGGCGGTAATCGACACAAGCGCCGTGTTGGGGTAGGTAAAGCTGTAACCCACAATGGCGGTGTAGCTTGAGATATACAGGTCGTTGTTCAGTGCAGAGCTTCGGCTGTCGGGCGTGGTCTTGTAGACGGTCACCAGCCACGGGGCGGGGCCGCTCAAGTCGAACAGCCGATCCCAGAAGTATTGGCTGGTAGTTTTGCCTTTGAGCGTGTCTCTGTAGTCTTTTATGGTCTTCCCGTTGCCGTCGGCAATGACGATGCGGTAGCCCACCGATGCAGGCACCATGTCTCCGGCGTGTGCCTGATCCAGCCGCGTCTCATAAAGTGATTGCACGCCCATGGTGATGCGCAGTCGCGTGGCCGTTTCGTTGGTGACTGAGAACTGGAACCGCCCGCTGTCAGGGCCTTCCCCCTTGGGATAGAGGTTGGTCACTTCGGCGCTGACGCCCACTTCCGTCTCGGCGCCTGAATCGTAGGGCAATGCTGTTTGGTCGGGCGTCCCGAGACGCACGTTCCAGCTCACGTCCTGGAGCGTCAGCGAGCCGCCGGAAGTGCGCAGGGGCGTCTCGTTGAGGTAAATGGATTTGTCGTTGTCGTACAGTCCCACAATGGGGCCTTCGGACACCACGTCGGTGAGGGTGACGTACTGAATGGACTGGAGGGTGTTGGGCGATTCAACGGGGGCGCGGTATCCGCTGCCGCCTCTGCCCTTGCCCTTGTGTCCTGAAATGATAGTGTTCATGTTCTGTTTCAATGGTTGTCGCCTCCACCGTGGTGGCCACCACCGCCGCTGCGGGGTGTCACCGTCGCGCTTGCCGTAGCTGGAGTTTCCGACGTGAGAGTTCCGTTTCTGGCAGTGACGGAGACAGTATAGTTTCCTGCCGGAATTTTTGTTTTCACGGCACTTGTTTGTGTCGTCACCCAGGAACCGCTGAAGGGGCCTGTTAGCTTGACGATATACTCTGCTGCACCGGACACGGCCTTCCATGAGGCGTTTATGCGCAAAATACCGCCCGTGGCGGTTAATCCTGTCACGTTTTTTATGTTCTGTTCAACGCCTTCTGTCTCATATCCGCTGGAAGCGACCAGCGTTGAGCAGAACGGAGAACCGTAGGCCACGGGAAGGCAGTTGCCTTCTTCGGCGATGTTGAGGGGGGAGCTGAACAGGTAGGACGGGCGGTCGTTGGGTTTTTCGTTGCTCTCCAACGTGGGCGAGGGACTCATCATCTGCCCGATGCCGTTGAGCAGAAAGCCAGCTCCCAGCATGAGAAAGCTCTTGCCCGACATGCCTGCCAGAAGTCCGCCGCCGATGGTATTTCCAACGCCGATAGCAAATCCCACGCCGATAAGGGCGATGCCGAGAATGACTTTCAGGACACCGCCGCGTTTGGAGCCAGCGGGCACGGGGACGATATGAACCCGCTGGACGTCGCCGAGATCCAGCATGATTTCCGACTCGTCAAAGTACATGCCCTCGTCGGCAATGACCTGGAACTCGCCATTCAGGATGGATCTATACATTCCTTTGATTTGGCAGGTCAGGGCGTGCACGGCTTCCTGCACGGTTTTCACGTCGACGCGGTAGCGCTCTCCATATTTCACACCCAGTGCCCCGTGCAAAATAACTTCACGCATCATGGTTCATACCTCACCCACCTTTCGATAAATTTGTTCCAGCGTCCCATGGGTTCCTGTCGGCTCAGGCGTCCGCTCAGGTGGTGAAGAATGAGCTGACAGTTGTCGGTCAGGATGCCCGCATGGTTCTCGCGGGCGCTTAAGATTTTCATGAAAAACACGTCGCCGTCGCGCACGTCCGATGCCGGGATCTCTTTGAAACCCGCTTCTTTGAAGTGCTCGGCGTAGAGGTTTTGTCCATTCTCCCACCAGTTATCCGACCGGGGGAACTCAGGCAGGACGATACCGCGTTCAAGGCGGTACCAGTCGCGGATAAGGGCGTAACAGTCGCCTCGTCCGTCGCTGCCGCTGGGGCCGTGGCGGAACTCGCGCCCGATGAAGGGGGGCGTGAACTCGTCTGCACCCCAGTACCACGGGCGGGAAACTTCTTTGTCCGGAGAGACGACGCACAAGCCCCATGGGACGTTCGTGGTCATTTGTCCGCGAATGTCGGTTTCCGACGGGGCATCGGGGCCTTCAGGGTGGCTGTGGAGAACTGCTTCGATGTGAGGGTAGCGAAGAAGGGTATCCCCGGGCATAGCAAACTCGTCATTATCTTCGGCGGTGTTCTCAATGGGGATGAAGGCTCCGTGGACGATAAGACCGCAGCCTTCGCGCGGATAGGCTGCGGCCATGTGTTCGGCTATATTTTGATAGAGTGCATCGAAACGGGTTATCATGCGCGGTTCCTCGCCAACCCGGGGAAGCCGCCGAAGGGCAGAGCGCGGTGAGTGCCGAAGCGTTTGACACAATCCGACACGGTATGTCCGCAAGCGTCGTTATCGGCTCCGGCTTCGACGCCGTTTTTGTCGAAGCACTTTGACCCTGCATAGGGGCAGGCGTTGCTGGTCTGGTCGTACTGCCACGCGCCGTTTACTCTCCGTCGGTACACAAAGGGGCACGTATCGCGCATGGCGATGCGCGAGGGGATTTTTTCGCGCGGCAGGTCAAGAGGCGTGAGCAGCTCCAGAACGACGACGGCTTTGGTGAGCTGCGTCACGCGGTCAATGATGTACAAGTCCGACGGGAACTTAATGTCTTTGCCTCCGTCAGGATGCCCGTCGAGGAAACGCGCCAACGTGCGGTTGCGGATAAGCAGCGCGCCCTGCGCGCCGTTGGTGGAGACGACGAGGCTGAAAAAACTGTCGTTGAGTGCCGTGGCGCTGAGCTTTGGCCGCGGCATGGCTCCGTCGCTGTTCCACTCGAAGCCTTCGCACTTGATGTTCAGGTAGGGGTACTCGATGCCGCCGAAGAAAACAGACGTGCCGTCGGGTTCTTTTTCGGGGCAGAAGTTGTACACGCCGGCTCCAATGTTTGAGGCGTCGAGGGTGAAAAGGTTGATAATTGCCGAGGGCGCAAGGCTTTGAGCTTCTTGCTGGAGAAGGTTTGTCATGCGAACACCTCCTCGAAGGTCGCATCGAAGTCGGCGATAGTCTCGTGGTAGCTGGCTTTCCATGATGTACAGCGCCAGAGTTTGGCGACTGTAGTTTGCGGGGCTTTCCAGAAGAATGGCTGCGCGTATTGCGCTTCAAAAAAGGCGTCAAAGCTTTTGCATTGAGAAATAAGCAGGTTCGACCATCGAACATTGAGTTTGTTCCTCTTTGCATTAAGCCCGTCTGCGCTTACCTGCGAGTACCCGTCTCCGAAATCAACGCTAATCGTTTTGATTTCAGCTGCGTTGTCATAGCTGGTCGGGGCTATGACAGGGGTGAATGTCTTGTAGCCCATGTTCCCGCCTTCCTTTTACGCATAGGAATTTCTGAAATAGCCCATGCGCTTATAGGTACTGAGATTTTCAGCCACGCGCGCGTCAATGACATCGCGCAGATTCCGCCCCATCGCCTGCGCCTGTTCATCGCTCATGTTGCCGCTGCCCTCATTATTAACCGTAATGTTGAACTGCGGTGCATACACTCCGCCGGCAGAACCGGAAACGGCAACTCCGAGCCGGCCTGAACTGTCACGCCGCAGAGGCATGATCGCTTCCGGTCCGGCTTCTCCCATCAGTCCTGTACCACCGGCAAATTTAAATAACGTTGGATGGGAAACCAATCCGCCGCCGGCAAAAGCCTTGATTCCTCCGGCAAAGGCGCCGCCTTTAGCGAAAACGCCGTCGGCGACCGGCGGTGCGGATGCTGCGGCAGATCCGCCACCGAAGAGGCCGCTGAACATGCGGGTGACGCTTTGCAGCATCCACATCTTCATGACGGTGTAGATGATGTCCTGACCGAGTTTTTTCAGGCTGTCGCCCAGATTCTCGCCGTAGGCTACAGCGCGGGCGAAGCTGTCGGCCAGCCCTGTGCTCATGGTCACCGACAGGTCGTCGACGGCGTCTTTTGCGTCATCAATGGCGGCTTTCATGCTCTCGGCAAAGGACAGAGTTTTCTCCTTGGCGCCGTCCATGGCCGCCCTGATCTTCTCGGTGACGCCGGGGAACTGGGCATACTGTTCCATCAGCGCCTGAAGCTGGCCCTGGTACTCGCCGGCGGTGATCTGTCCGGACGCGAAACGCTCTTTGAGCATGTCCATAGCGGGAGCGACCTGTTCGCCGATGACGCGTTGCAGCTCGTCAAAGGTCGATCTGGCTTCGTCGCCCCATTTAGTCACGTCGGACATACCGCCGGTCAGACCGGTCAAGCGCAACTGAAGCTTGTCGGCGTAATCGGCGTTGCTCAGAAAACCGGCGCTGTTCTGCCAGCGTAGGGCTTCATCACTCTTTGTGCTGGTGTTCTTCATAAGACGCTGCAACTCATCATAAGTTGCACGAGCGTCCTTATTCCAGGAGCTGGCACTCTTGCCGCCGGTCTGGACGGCAAGACGATTCCGAAGAATCTTGAGATAATCGTCATCGTTCAAAAAACCGTTGGCGTTCTGCCAACGCAAACGTTCGGCCATGTCATCGATGACCTTAGTGCCGCCTTTGCCTATAACTGGAGATGCCGGCGCCTTGAAGTTCGTCAGCTGCGTCAAAAAGCCTTTCAGCTGGACATCTCCCTCGAAAGCCGTTCCTTTGAGCTGTGCCAGCAGGCTGGACATTTTCTTGTAGGAGCTGTCCTTGAGACTGACAAAATCGGCGCCTTTTGACGAGACAGCTGACTTGAAGCGCGACAGCTCTTCCTGCATTTGGCTGTAAATCGTTTTGTACTGGCCGGCTTGTTCGAGTATCATCTTATTGTTCTTAGCCGTCTCGATCCCCGCCAACTTTTGCTTGATTTCATCGTCATAGGGCGTAGAGGTTCGGTCAGCACTTCTGCCTCTCAGAGCATAACTATCCAACGCTTTTTGCCGCTGTTCCTGCAGTCCTGCCAGCTCGCTTGAAAGGGTTTGAATCTGTGCCTGAGCTTCACCGATTCTCAAACTCCAGGACGTTTCAGAAAGATTCAGGACAGCTTCCTTGACATCATCAATTCGGTCTTTCAGATTTTCGATGTGAGCAACAGATGAATCAACCGAACTATTGAAGTCAGTAAAATACCGTCCCATGGAATATACAGCAGCCGCTAGGGCGCCAACCGCCGCAAGTACTGCTAAAATTCCCCCGCTTGAAATCGCCAGCGTTCCGTTGAGGCCGAGCATCGCGCCCTTCGCCGCCGTAGCGTTTGCGGCAACTTCAGTAAACGCTGTCGCCCAGCCACTGAGAACGCCATATAACTTGGAACCGTATTTAAAAAGAGTTGAGACATTCGTGCTGATATTACCAAAGATCCAGCTAATAGGGCCAACAGCAACTACAAGCGTTGCAGCAGCAACAGTGCCTTTAGTCAGAGCTGGTGACAGCGAAAGGAATGCTTTCGCTAATGGCATAACATACTCTTCAGCCAGAGAGATTAAAGCTTCTCCCACCGGCTGCATTGCCAGTCCAATATCATTGAACATTGTAGATAGCTTCTGCTTGAACGTCTGGCTGTTTTTCGCGTCCTTGGCCAGCTGATCCGACAGCTCGGCTAGCTTGGCCGTAAGCTCTTCGGTGCTGAGAACGCCAGAGCGGATCGCCGCAGCCAGAACGGGGCCGCCTTCTTTGCCGAAATACTTCATGGCGATGCTTGTGGCTTGGGTTTCGGTGCCCGCATTTTTCACGGCATCAACGATGCCCTGGAATCCTCCGGCGATGTCTTTGACGCCAAAAGCGACCAGCTGCGCGGCAGCCGTTCTGAGCCCCGACATGGCCTTCTTCGTATCGACGCCCTCATGTTCGAACTGTCCCAACAGCACGGCGGCCGTCTGGTAGTTATAACCGAGCAGGCTCAGCACGTCGCTGTTTTTGGCCATGAGGGCCGAAAGATCGGCGATGCCGGCGCCGGTATTCTGCGAGACGACATATAGGTCGTTAACAACTTCTGTTCCGGTCGAGACGTCAACCTGCCAGGCGTTCATGGCCTTGGAGACAGAGGCGATGTTGCCTTTCAGGTCACCGCCGGCAAGACGCGTCACGTCGAGCATGGCCTTGCCCATCTCCCGCAGCGGGCGGTCGGATAAGCCCAGCATAGTATTCAGATCGGCGATAGCCGTGGCCACTTCCTGATAGGATTCGGGGACAGTCCGCGCGAGCTTTTTAAATTCGTCCTGTAAGCCTCTCAGTTTTTCGCCCGTTGCGCCGGTTCCCGTCTGGATTGTTTTAAACGCGTCCTGGACTTTCATCGCGGCATTTACAGCAGCGGCACCTTTTGCCGCCAGCAAGCCGGTCATTTTTGAAATGCTTTTACCGAAATTTTCCAGGTCTTTACCGACGTCCTTGAGCTTGTTGCTGGCGATGCGCATCTGTCTCTCGAACTGCGTAGTGTCTGCCGTAATCACCACGTTGAGTTTCTTCTGTGCCATTGTTTCACCGCCTTTTATCTACAAATAGCCCGCTTTCCTCTCGGAAAGCGGGCTATTGCACCTCTATGTTTTTATTTCCAATCATAATACAACACCAGAAAAAATCCGACTGCCAGCCCAGCGATTTCAAACCATGGGCTAAAGAACAGTTCTAATTTCTGCCATTGTCAATCACACTTCAAGTAATAGTACAAGATCACTAAGGCTACAACTCCCAACACCAACGGTTCAAATATGGGCGACATCATAAAACTCAAGACTACGGACGTTCCCAACATTGGAACCACGCCCCCTTTAATATCTTTATTATACGCCGCAAGGGGGGGGGATGTCTATTGAATATCAGTCTTTCTCTTGTCGCGAATCCTCCGGACAATCCGACGGTACTGCTCTTCCTTGCTCATAATCTGCCCATCGTCCCAGATGCCTGCCAGATCATCGACGGACGGCGCTTTCTTCGCCCAGACCATGACGCGGATCCATTTCGCCAGGCGGGCGGCCTTTCTAGCCTCCAGGTATTCGCGGTACCTCCAGCCTTCCGTCATATCGCCGAGGTCAGCGAGATCGACCTGCCAGAGGTCTTCGTAGTTCAGCCCCAGAGGGCCGAAGGCGAGGTACATGACATTTCGCCAGTACTGCCTCCGGCCCTCCGGAGTGTCTAGTTTTTTTCGGGTTCGCTCTCTTTTTCGGACACGCCGAGGCGCGACGCGCAGGCTTCCGAGAACTCTCTTGCGCAGCCCGCGAAAACTTCCGTGATATTCGGCACAGCCTCAAGCCACAGCGAAACAGCTTCCACCGTCAAGGCATGGTTGTTGTGGACAATCCCGGCCCAAATCAGCGAGATCATCAGGTCGAAGCTCACGTCGCCCTTTTCAATGTCCTTGAAGATACCGACCACCGAACGCCCAAGCTGACGCTCGAGCAGACGGATACTGTTGATGGGATAACGGACAAGAAAAGTTCTATTATTCAGCGTAATATTCATGAAACATCACTCCTATGCACTCTGTTTGGTCTTCTCGATGGAGCCGGTACCCTGAAAGTTCACAGCAACCTTAATGGCATCTTCCGTAGCTCCGGTGACGTTCCATCCCGTAACGTAGGCGTTCAGCTTGTAGTCCACTTTGTTAGCACCAGTGCCTTCGGGGCGAATGTGGAACGTTAGAGCCGTACCGTTCCACATAGCGCTTTCAACGGAACTGGAGACATCGTTGTTCGTCGGATCATAAATTAAATTCACGCTGCCGTCGGCGCTGATCTGCCCAGGGAGGTATTCCTTCCACTCGGTGCCGATGGTGCTGACGTCGATGGTGTTGCGAGAGCAGTTCAACGCCCAGTCGCTGCAGGACACGAGCTTGCTGGGGTTGCTGCCAATTTCAACGAGAACTTCGGAATTTTTCGCGGGAATCTTGGTAATTTCAGACATTCTTTATCCTCTCTTAAAGTAAACTCGATAGATCAGGACGCCGTGCTGCCATCCCGATTCATCGTCCTTCATGATCTGCGCGTCATCGAAGCAGTAGTCCGAGGGCATGGCCGATTCCACACGCTCAAAGAGTCGGACGGTCTCTGCGCGACCGCCGTAACTGCTCCAGATGTGCAGTGTCACGTACATTTTCCGCTCGCTGTCGTCGATCAGCCGGCCTTCCAGCTCCTGGTTGTGCCCGATGACAATATATGGACCCTCTTGGTCCTCTGGTGCCTGACTATCGAACACGCCGGTAACGCCTTCAATGCCCGACAGCGCCGAATAAAGCTGCTCGAAGATGGCCGTGCGGTTGCCGCTCATGTTTTCAGCTCCCTGTCAAGGACAAGCTCCATGCTGCTGCCGATGCGTTGTTCAAGACCGTTTTCAGCTTTGCGGGCCGCCGGCATGAGGAAAGGCTGCGCTTCCATATGTTTTGTTCCGTATTCCACGGCGAAAGCGTAGTACTCTTTGGCTCCTTTTGCCTGCTTCCGTGTTTTTGTCTTGCGGTATTTGCCCGTTTTTGGGTAGTCAGCCAGCACCTTCACCGTGGTTCGCCCGTTTCGCCGATACGCCCGCTTTTTGATGGAATCGCGCAAGGCACCTGTCCGTACCGGAGCGAGGCGTTTTGCCTCGTCGCAGATCTTCTCGCCAATATTTTCGAGCTCTTCGCCAAGCGCCTTGTTCATCTTCTCCGGAAGTTCCTTGAAGCCCTTGAGCAGCTTGTCGCTGCCGATAAATTTCACGCTCATGGCTTGTCACTCACGCAGTCGAGGTACACGCAGGCGTTCGCGGGGTCGGGGCGCGCGGCGAGCACACGCAGGCGCAGGGCGCGGCAGATCAGAATGTCTCCCATTTGGGGCGCGTCGGGGCGGTCGCGCACGGTAACGACGTGCGTGCGCAGCTCCACGCCCTGCATGGCGAGGATGTTGTCGCGCGCTTTCGGCACGGCGACGTTGGCCCAGCGGAAGCCGAGGCGCTGTTCGAAGTTCTTGAAGCCGCCCATGGCGTCTTTGATCTTCACGACGCGGCGGTGTTCCACGCGGTCGCGGTACTGTCCGGCTCTCATACCGGCCACTTCCTGTTGAAACAGAGCAGCTCCGTGGCGGCAAGGGGAACTTCGCTGCCCGACGCGCCGACGGTGACGGCCTCGCGGTTGGCGTACCAGTGCCCGATCAGCAGAAGCATGGCATGGCGTTCCATGGCGCCGGCGGGCTCGATCGTTTCGCCTTCGGGGGCTGTCTCGCCCTCGCCGTAAAGCCGCGCGGCGATGAGGCGGTTCTGAAAGGCCTCGGCGTATTCGCGGGCGGCGGTGATCAGTGCGGAGATGTAGGCGTCGTCGTCGGAAAATTCCACGCGGAGATGGGCTTTTGCCTCTTCAAGAGCGATAGGTTCGGTAACGGTCATGGTCTCACCGCTTTGAAAGGGGCAGGCAGCCCTGCGAAAGGCTGCCTGCCCGGTGACGTCCGTTCCACCGCTAGGCGGAGAACTTGAGGAGTTTGACGGCTTCGGAATCCTTGAGGAAGCCGCCGACGCGCTTGGTGCTGTAGAAGCCGACCATGGGCTTGTTGGTGTAGGGGTCGCGCAGCATGCGGATGCCGATGCGGTCGACGATGGTATAGGCCGCGGCGAAGTTGCCGAAGGCGACGGAGAGGCTGTCGGCGGCAAGGTCGGGCATGTCGTCGTTGACGGCGACGGGATAGCCCAGCAGCAGGCCGGGGACGCCGGCCTGAAGTCCGGGCTGCCACAGGTAGTTGCCGTCGGCGTCCTTGAACTTGCGGATCGCCGCCTGCGTGAGACGGTTGAACATGAAGCGGGCGTTCGCCAGGTGTCCGGTCTTGACGGCGGTGACCAAGTCGATGAGCAGGTCGCCGGGGGACGCGGGGAACGCGCCGGCCGCGCCGCTCTTGATGAACTGGAGCGTGCCGAAGGGGCGCGTGCCGTCCTTGGTGCCCGCCGTGGGGTAGGCGAACAGGCCCCTGGGCTTGTTGGCGCCGTTGCCGTTGGTGAAGGCCGCGTTCTCCATAATGGCGAACTCTTCGGCGATCTCGCTGCCCAGCCAGCCTTCGACGTCGAAATACATGTCGTCGAGGGATGCCTGCGTGGCCTGCGGGTTGGCGTACACCTCGCCCATGACCGCGCTGACGCGTTCCAGCTTGGGGGTGTTGGTGGCGCTGCGCGCGTCGCTCTCGCCGACCCAGCCGCCGGTGGCACCGTGGGTGCCTACCAGCTGGCTGTAGTTGTTGCTGCCGATGGAGATGACGCTGCAGACGCCGCGCATGGGGACGGCGCTGCGCAGCAGGTTGTAGACGTTCATGTTGACGATCTCGGGCACGGCGTAGCCGCCGTCGGCGTCGGAACCGGTATTGACGGTCTTGGCCAACAGTCCGCCGTCGGCGCCCTTGCGTAGCCAGCCGTTGAAGCTTTTGCGGTACTCTTCCTTCTCGGGGTCGGGGCTGCCGGGGTTGCCGGGGCGGTTGAGCTTGGCTTCGAGGGCGCTCTTGGCTTCTTCGAGCTGGGTAAGCTTCGCTTCCAGTTTCGCCAGCTTCTCTTCGTGCTCGCCGGCCTGCCCGCCCTTTTTCAGTTCTTCGATGCGGGCGTCGTTGGTGGCCTTGTACTCGTTGAAGGCCTTGCCGATCTCTTCGATCAGTTTTTTCAGTTCTTCCATGGCGGATCACATTCCTTTCATGTTTTTCAACAGTTCCTGTGCGGCTGCCACAGCCGCGCCTTTTATTTCAGCGTCGCGCTGAAGGTCTTTGACCCGGGCGATCAGGGCCTTGGCCTCTGACCGCGAAAAGCCCGCCTCGCGCAGGGTCTCTTCGACGTCCCGGATGGACTCCAAACTTTTTACGCTGGTGACGACCGCGGCTTCGTTGGCGGGGAAGGTGACAAGGGACACTTCCCACAGGTCGATTTCCTTGAGGTGGCGGATGCTGTCGCCGCTGTCGTCTTTCGACCACTCCCAGGCTTTGGGCATGTAACCGATGGACAGCCCTTTGATGGCTCCGGCCTTGAGCAGTTCATGCGCTTCGGAGGCTCGTGCCACTTTGCCGGTAAGCAGCTTGCCTTCCATATAGAGCCCTTTTTCGTCTTCGGCGATCTTGGTCCATACGCCGATGGGCTCCGCGCTGTCGTGCTGCCACAGCATCGCCGGCGTTTTCGCGATCAGTGTCTTGGCGAAGGCGCCGGCTTCGACGACGTCGCCGTAATAGTCGACGTTGCCGAAAACGCTGCCGTAGCCGCTGAAGCTGCCGTCGTCCTTGAGCTCCTTGATTTCCAGCGGGCATTCGTATTTATTCATCATTCTGTTCATCCACATCGCCTTCCTCTGTACTGGTGTCGCCGCCGGCGTCGTCGCCGGAAACGCGCATGTTGAGCGGGGTCATGAACTCGTCGCCGCCGGCGCGGGGGTTGAGGTCTTCCTTCTCGCGGGCTTCGTTGGGGCTCATGAAGCCGTTGTTGATGCCGATCTGGTACGCTTCGTAGCGGCTCTTGAGGTCGCCTCTCAGCAAGCCGTCGAGGTTGAACTTGACGATCAGATCGGTCTCGCCGGGGGGAACGAGGTCTTTCTGGATCACGGCTTCCCACCGTTTCACCCAGGGCAGAATGGTGCGCGAGACGAAGCCGATGTTCATGGCTTCGATGCCGCTTCCCCAGGACGTGGTCTTCTGGGTGCTCTGGATCTCGTGCAGGGGGACGCGGAAGATGCGCGCGATTTCCTCGACGGTGAACTGCCGGGTCTGGATGTACTGGGCGTCTTCCTGGCTCATGCTCATGGAACTGTACTTCATGCCGTCTTCCAGCACGGCGACGCGGCCGCTGTTCTCGCCGCCGTAGGCGGCGTGCCATTCCTCGCGCAGGCGGTCGGCGGCTTCTTTCCTGAGGCGTCCGGGGTGTTCCAGCACGCCGCTGGGCTGGGCGCCGTTTTTGAAGAGGTTGCTGCCGTGCTGCGCGGTCGCCAGGGCGAGGCCGACGGTCTCGCGGTTGTAGGCGATTGGGGAGATGCCGCGGTATCCGTCCAGCGTGCGGTAGCGGATGTGCATGATCTCGTAGGGCGTGGCGCTGCGGAAATAATGCCCGTTCGCGACCTGGTAGGTCAGGCTCCAGTCGCTGTTCTGGCGGACGGTCATGGATCCCGGGGCCAGCGGCAAGAGTTCGCGCACCATCCCGGAATTGTCGCGGACTTTCCAGGCGTAGAAGTTGCCGTAGAGGCACAGGTGCTGCATGGCCATCTCGCGGAACTCGAAGCTGGTCTGCCAGTCGTTGGGCTTCTTGTAAAGCAGGCTGTAGAGCGGCGAGCTGCGGTCTTCGTCGGCGCCGATGTCGGCTCTCTTGCGCAGAACGCGGATGGGAAGCTGGGCGATGGTCTCGCTGAGGATGCCGACGCAGGCGTAAACCGCGGCGACGCGCATGGCGCTCGCGGCGGTGACGCTCTGCCCGGCCGCTTTCAGGCCGCCGGCGGGGCCCTCGCCCAAGACGTCGAGCAGATCGAGCGCGCCGGTTTTGACGGCTACGCGCTTGATCAGTGTTTTCAATTTCGTGGGACTCACCTCCTAAATGACGATCAGGCCACGGTCTTCGTAGACCGAGGGGCCTGTGGAAATGCCTTCCGTCTGCTGCCGGGCGGCGATGGCCATGATCAGCGACATGAGGGGATCGATGCGGCCGCTGGTCTTGGCCTTGACGGGGCGCAGGTTCTCGTTTTCGTCCATCTTCACTTTCGCGTTCTCGGCGGCGGATCTCAGCACGGGGTTGCCGAGATGACGCAGCTCATGACTGACGACGAGGCGCTGCAGTTCCTTGGAGGCGGGGCTCAAGGAGCGGAAGCCCTGCCGGATGGGGATGACGGTCAGGCCGTCGTCCTGTTCGATCTGGATCATGAGTTGGGTGGCGTTCCACGGGTCGTAGCCGATGCCCCGGAGCCCGCGGAATCTTTCGGCGATGCCGACGATGCGCTCGCGGATGAAGCCGTAGTCGGTAACGTTGCCGGGGGTCAGTTCGACGTATCCCTGGCGGATCCATTCCCAGTACGGGACGCGGTCGAGGCGGACTTTCATGTCGACGAGTTCTTCCGGCATCCACGACCAGTTTTTGACGAGGCTCAGGTCGGGGAAATACAGCGACATGCTGGTCAGGTCGGTGGTGCTTGACAGGTCGACGCCGACGTAACAAGGTTCGTTCTCCAGTTCGTCGAGGTCTGCCGGTCCGGCGTCGCAGGCGTCCCAGTCGGTCATGGCGAGCCAGCGGGTTTCCTGGCTGGTCCACTGGTCGAGGTAGAGGCGGCGGAAGGAATTCTCAAAGGCCGGAATTTCGAGAGCTTTTTTGTACTCTGTCTGCAGAAAATTCAGCTTGACGGACACGCCAAGATTCGGATTGGCTTTCTTCCAAGTCTTTTCGCTGCCCCAGTCGTCGTTCTCTTCGGCGCCGTAGATGACGGGCAGGAAGGTCGAATCCTGCAGCATGCCCTGCCGGATCTTCTGGGCGTAGTCGTGCAGTTCCCAGCAGATGGAGGTGCGGTCCCAGCCGGCGGTGGTGATGGCGAGCATGAGGGGCTGCCGCCGGGCGCCCATCGAGGTGGCGAGGGTGTCCCACAGGTTGCGGTTGGGGGCGGTATGCAGCTCGTCGTAGATGACGCAGTGGGCGTTGAAGCCGTGCTTGGTATCGGCGTCGGCGCTGATGGCCTGGTAAAAGCTGTTGTTTTTGTAGTAGACGATGCGTTTCTGCGAGTCGATAATGCGGCAGCGCTTGGTCAGGGACGGGGAAGCGCGTACCATGGCGGCCGCGGCGTTGAAGACGAGGGCGGCCTGGTTGCGTTCGGACGCGGCGGAATAGATCTCCGCGCCGGGTTCGCCGTCGCCGAAGAGCATGTACAGGGCGATGGCGGCGGCCAGCTCGGACTTGCCGTTCTTGCGGGGGACCTCGACGTAGCAAGTACGGTACTGCCGCAGGCCGTTCCGGTCGACGCGGCCGAAGAGCTCGCGCAGGAAAACTTCCTGCCAGGGCTGAAGAAGGAAGGGGCTGCCGGCCCATTCGCCTTTGGTGTGCTTAAGAGCCCGGATGAACTTGACGGCGCGACTTGCGAGATACTCGTCCATCATTGGATGAGATCCTCAAGACCGTCGCCGTCGATCTTTTCGCTGGGTAGGGAGAGGCGTGACCGGCTGCTGGGGGTCATGCCGAACTCCGTGCAGAATGCCTTGATCCGCTTCATGCAAGCCTGAACGATGTAATGCTCCGGACGCACAGTGAGGTTTTCCTCGCCGGCTTTGTTGACGTGGACGTAGGTCTGCCCTTTTTTGTTCAGAACTTCCTGGGCTTTGCAAAGGTCCGCATAAGACTGGCAGTAAATCGCCAGGGGCTGGACATCAAGTTCTTTGAGCAGTCTAAGCCGGTAAAGTTGCGGAGCGACGCGATTCCATTCAACCTTCGCTATCCGTGACAGCCACGAAGGCGGCTTCGGACATTCGGCAGGAAGCTCGGGTTCCGGTGTCGCCGGGATTGGTCGGTGTCCTGGATTTCCTTCTAATTCTCGCAACGCCAGAGGTTTAGGTTTTCTGCCTGCCATGTTTTTCACCGCCTTTCAAATAAAAGAAAAACGAGATCCGCGGAATTCGGAACCCGCCTTAAATTTAATATTATTTTCAAAACTCTATAACCCCTACATGTTCAATTTCGCGGGCGCTAAATTAGAGGTCCCCACCGCTGACACCCGCAAGGGGCTTGGAGTTTTGACTCCCCCCTCCCCCTGCCCTTCGCCGCCGTTCTGCTGCCGTCTTGCGGTTGTGGCATGGCAGGCACAGGGATTGCAGGTTGTCCCAATTGCATGGATCGCCGCCGTCGGCAATTTCCTTGACGTGATCCACGACAGCAGCCGGTTCCGTTCGACCTTCGCGCAGGCATTCTTCACAAAGAGGGTGTGCTCGTCGATAGGCGGCGCGGAGTTTTCGCCACTCCGTCGATTGATAAAAATCATGTTCGACCGGACGGGATCGGTTGTACTCTTTTTGGGATTGCGCCCTTCTCGTTTTCAGAAACTTCTCACCTGGAAGACGCGGCATATCAATCTCCCGAAAATTGTGTTTTCTTTCCTTCACAAACTTGACAGATCTTTTCCAGCGGCCAGTCGACTCTTTCGGCGACGTCGACATAATGGCGTCCGCGTCGTCTGTCCCAGACTGCATAAAGAATGAGATCGTTTCGTTCGGTCGTTCTGACCACCTTCTTTCTAAAAATGTGTATGATTGCCGCTTGACATAATGCGCATTATGCGTATAATAAAGACATAGAGGAGGTGCGCCGATGAAGTTCAAGGAACTGGAAAAGATCCTTTTGGCGGACGGGTGGAGAAGAAAGAATTCGAGAGGTTCGCATTTCCATTACGTCCACCCGACCAAGCCGGGAAAGGTAACGATTCCTAATCACCCCGGCGACCTCGATCCGAAAACGGCAAAATCAGCGTTGAGACAAGCTGGGCTGTAGACGCCCGGCCACTCTCGCCAGTCACACACAAGGAGGCCATTGCCATGAGACTCACCTATCCTGCCTGCTTCTACCCCTGCGACGAGACCGAAGGCGCCTATACCGTCGTCGTTCCCGACCTGCCCGGCTGCGTTACCCAAGGGAAGGATCTTGCCGATGCCATTTTTATGGCGGAAGACGCCGCGGCCGGCTGGGTGCTCGACGAGCTGGAAGACGGCAAAACCGCTCCCGCTCCCAGCCGTCCGGAAGACGTAAAAGCCGACGAATACGAGAACGGCTTTGTCAGCCTGCTCGCGCTCGACATGGACGCATACGCCGAAAAGTACGGCAAGAAAGCCGTTCGCAAAAACCTGACGATCCCCGCGTGGCTGAACACGTCCGCCGAGGCGCAGGGAGTCAACTTCTCCCAAGTACTTCAAGAAGCCCTTGAAGCCCGCCTTGCCGCCAATTAAGCCGCTCCAACGCAAAGAGCCGCCCCTGTCGAGAGGCGGCTCTTTGCGTCTGCACGAAAGGGAAGACTCCCGCGGGGACATGATTTCTTGCCATGCGTGCCGACGCTATCATTATATCCCGCCGCGGCGACGCATCAAGAGCATTATCGGCGTCACATCAACGACACGCCGTAACACTTGGCTATGCCAGGTCAAGACTTCTTTGCACCCCAAGCAACGCCCCGCGCGCGATCCGCTCCGGCACCTGCCGCCTCCGTCGCAGGACCGTCCGCGTGTCCATGCGGCAGTAAGCGGCGATCTTCTCGAGCGTCGTCTGATCCCCCGTGCGCCATTGGATAGGAGCGTCGATGTAGGTAATGTGGAGCCGGTAGGCTTCCCAGTCCTGAGGAAACAACGTGCGCACTTCGCGGCCGGCGGCTATGATGGCATCCCAGCCTACTTTTTCAAGAGGCGCGGTGACGGCCATCACTTTTTCAGCCAGCAAGGGAACGGGGCCTTCTGTGTGCCTTGTTCCGTGAGCCCCTTCCCATTCTTCCGCCGGGCGCCATGTCGCCGCGGCGATCAGTTCCTCGCGGGTCGGCGGCAGAGCCTCCCCAACCAACGCTGCCAACCCGCGGGGACAGCGGGAGGCGATAATGTCCAGAGATTTCGCCAGCTGTTTTACCTCGTCCATGTGTGCGCCTCCCCTGCTCGCTCATATTGAGCCTATAAGTAAAAGCTCTCATCAGAAAAAGGCATATGTCGAAAATCACCAACGACATCGGGAGAAACGACAAGCCTGCGCCCGTCGCACAGCGTCTCGTCAAGTTTGCGATTGTCCATGAAAACAACATTCGGGTTATCTTTGTCGTACCAGGCCATGCGAGAGCCACAACAGGGGTCAAGAACGCATTTATTCATTATTGTTTTTATTCCTCTTCCTTTTTTATGGCAAACAGATAGCAATGTTATTTTTTTTCTCATTCACTTCTCCGCAAGCTTATAAATCATGACATTTGTCTTCTCGTCATCGCCGTGAACCCTTCTGGCATGCAACTCTATGACCTGCGTATCGTTTTTAATCACCCCCGCCGAGGCGAGGCAATCCTGAAGAGCTTTAATTCGGTTGTCCACATCCCATCGTCTTTTGTCCGTTGACATTAAATCAATATATAGCCCAACCTCCCCCGCATACGCCTGATAGTTTTTATTCGCCGTGCGCATCAAAAGCACCACCCCGGCCTGCCACGCTTTGCCTTCCGCTGTTTTGTATCTGACGCCCGTCCGCGATGTTCGATAAAAATGATTAACCGTGGGGGGAAGACCGGGAATTTCTATTTCGAAAATCTTATTATTTTCGATTTTCCACACCTCTTTTTTTCTCAAACTTAAAAGTTCATTTTTCCCCATTCCGGCAAAGTTGCCTTTATCGTCCAGACGACCAACCCGTTCTGCCGCTTGAAGAACTCCCCGATCGTCGAACTTCGCATCGTACCTCCTCTAACCCCGACTTTTTTATTTTCGGGACCATGAGATTTTTTCTTCGCCGCGCCCAAATAAACGAACCTGGGGGGAATCCCATGAGTATTTGCTCATGGGTTCCCCCGGTAGGTTATTGGGTCTTTTTTGTACTTAGGGTTGTACACCCGAAAATATTTACTATATAGGGTTTCCGGGGTCGGGAACCCCAACTTCGAGATTTCCGGGGCTAATAACCACAACTTTTGGGGTTATTCCTGAGCTTTTAAGACAACATTAATTTGATCGTCAAATGCGAATCTTGAATATTTTTTTATTCTATCGACTTGATTTAAAACCGTTTTTTCCGCCGGTTTCCCGTCATGCTGCAAATACGCCGTGATCTCTTTCAGAGGCACCATTATTCCCGGTGTGCCTCCGCACGCTTCATAGGCCTCGTCCAAGTCACGTTCCCAGTCTTCGGCGCTGCGCTGACTCTTGCCCACACCCTTGCCGCGGGCGACCGTCTCACCGTTTTTTGCCTCGGCCAGAAAATTCCACGTGTCCAACTTGTGCATCGGATAATCGAACCACAGCCGCACGGGCGCCGGTGGTGCGAACTCGCGCAAGGTGCCGCTCATCTCCCAAGCTGTCAACGTGGACGATCCGCGGGGATTTTGGTTCAGATAGCGGTCGATCATGCCCGGCTCCACCTTCAGCTCCAGCAAGTCGAGGATGGCGTCGGGATCGCGGGCAAACACGCCGCTGCCGCTGGAGCGGTCGGCACTCTTGCTGTACTTGGCGCCGGCGCCTTTGCTGTGATGGTGACAGTAGATCATCGCTGCGCCCAAGTCCAGGCAGACACGATCGAAATAGCTGCAAAACTCGGCCATCTCCGTCGCGTCGTTTTCGTCGCCCGTGATCACCTTGTAGATTGGGTCGATGATCACAGCCTCCGGCTCAAACGACTTGAAACGGCGTATCAGGTGCGGCACCAGCTTGTTCATCGGTACGGCGCGGCCGCGCAGGTTCCATATCCTGATGTTGTGCAGATGTTCAGGCTTCAGGCTCAACGCCTTGTACAGGTCGATGAAGCGCCGGATGCAGCTGGCGTGATCCAGTTCCAGATTGACGTACAGCACCTTACCCATGCGGCATTTGTGTCCAAGCCAGGGCAACCCCTCGGCCATGCAGATCGCCAGCAGCATCAGCATGAAGCTCTTACCCGCCTTGCTGGGTCCGGAAAGCAGCAGCTTATGCCCTACGCGCAGCACGCCCTCGATCAGCTCCTCTTTCAGTTGCGGCGGATCGTCCCACACGTCGGCCAGCGAGAAATCGTCGGGCAGATTGTCGTTCTGCTCGTCCGCCCATGTCTTCCACTCGTCGTAGCTTTTCGGCCCCATGTTCGTGGCGATAATGTACTGCAGCCTTCCGTTACGGGTAACGCCGGGCATGCGGCTGTAACGGCTCTCGTTCTTGTCGTTCTGGTCGATGTGCAGGCCGTTCTTTTTACAGAAGTCATAGAGAAAGTTCACCCGTTCGCGGTATTGGTGCGAACTTTCAGCGTCCACCCGGACGATGGCGTGCAGACTCTTGTTGCCCGAGTGAACCAGCACGGCCACGGGCAGATTCAGCGCCTTATAGAGGCTGTACTGTTTTTCCACGCTGTCTGTATCGCTCTCGATCAGGCAGTAATGCCGACGCGTGATGTTGGCGTTGCCTTCCCCGATTCCGTCCACGGGGTTGAAGCGGATCAGCGCGCCGCCTTCCGACTCACCGCAAATAGAGGCGTTTTCAATACCGCCGCGTAGCGCTTCGATCAGTTGACCGGCCGTGCGGCTGCGCACACTTTGGCGCGGGATCCATTTGGGCTTTTGGCTGCTGCCTTCTTTCGGTTCGATCTTCGTCAGCCGGTCGCAGTAACACACATGCTCGTCAGGTTCAAACAGTAGTGAGAGATATTCGCGCATGTCGGCCGCCGGGTCGTAATTCCCTGGCGGAGGGGGGACGCGCTCCTCGCCGACATACGCCGCGTCAACGATGTGGTAATCGCGTCCCACCTCGGCCACTTCGTCGTCCCAGCCGAATGCCTGCGACGACGGCGCATAGCCGTTGCGCTTCGCCATTGCGATCAGCGTACCGCCGGTAACAGGTGCTCCGCCGTGTGTCTCGTTGAAGCCGGCCCATTTGCCGGCACATTCGCCTTCCCGGTACTTGCTGCTGTCGCGGCTCCAGGCGTCCCACACGTCCAGGCCAAGCCCTTCGTGCTTCAGTGCCATGCCGACAGCGATCCAGTCTTCATAGCTGTCGGGGCTGATGAATTTCAGCGCGTCGATGTATTTCTGCATGAGTCATCCTCGTTAAACATTGAATCGACAAAGGCGCGCATCCGGTTGTACTGTTCGGGACTGACCTTCAGCCGCCTCTTTTGCCAGCCGGCGCGCGTCAGTTCGTCGATACGGGCGCCGGCTTCGACAAACGACCAATCGCCAACGCTTTCATATCCGTACAGTTCCAAACGTCGGATCTGCTTCAGCGTCGCCAGTCCCGCTTCACGGCGCCGGTTGAGATCGCCGATGATCCTCGTAGCGCTGCCGCGTTTCAGGTTTTCCGTGCTGATACCGTTCTTTTCCAGAAAGGCCCGCTGCTTTTCGGTGACCGGCAGATACTCCCACTTGAACGTCGGCTCATAATCCAGCTTTTCACCGATGAAGCACTCATACACCAGCGGGTCGATCAGCATCTTCGGATGTCGCATGGCCTCGCTGAGAGAATCTGCCAGCGACTGACGGCGTTCCTTCTCCGTTTCCTCGCCGGCTTCTTTCTCTGCCTCGTCGGCCGCTTCCATCAAATCGATCTGTTCATCTTCGCTCTTTTGAGCGATCAGGCGCTGCGCTTTTTCGTCGTCGGTGATCAGGCACGCAGGTTTGCAGAGGTCGTGTTTATCGCTCAGCCACAGGAAATCGAGGATCAACAGGTTCTCCTTGCCTGGGCAAATGCGTGTTCCGCGCCCGATCATCTGACAGTAGAGAGCGCGCACCTTCGTAGGCCGTAACACCACCACACAGTCCACCGATGGACAGTCCCATCCCTCCGTCAGCAGCATGGCGTTGCAGAGCACACTGCCGGGCCCCGCTTTGTCGAACCATGCCAGCGTTTCGGCGCGGTTGTCGCTTTCGCCGTTGACCTCGCGCGCCTCCAGTCCTGCCGCTTCGCACTCGCGCTGGAACTGCTGCGCGATCGACACCAGCGGCAGGAACACCACCGTCTTGCGGGCGCTGGCGTTCTCTTTGATGCACTGCGCGATCTGCGGCAGATATTCTTCCAGCGCCACGCTCAGTTCCGCGCGGTCGAAGTCGTTGCCAAACTTGCTCCGGCTCGTTTTCACGTTCGACACGTCCAACCGCAACGGCGCCGTCAGCGCCCGGATGGGACACAGATAGCCGTCCGCGATCGCAGACTTCAGTGAGTATTCATAAGCGACGCCGTCGAAGTATTCGGCGAGATTGCGCTTGTCGCCGCGGTCGGGCGTGGCGGTCACGCCCAGGACGCGGGCGCGGGGAAAATGTTCCAGCACGCGCTGATAGCCGACGGCGAGAGCGTGGTGCGCTTCGTCGATAATGATGGTGCTGAAGTAGTCGGCGGGAAATTTCGACAGACGTTTGACGTTTTGGAGCGTTTGAACCGACCCCACCACAACGGATGCAGGGTCGCCGAAGCACGAACAGTGCGCCTTTTCCTTTGCGGCAATCTCCCCCGTGATGCGGTAATATTTCTCACGGGCCTGTTCGATGAGCTCCTCTCGGTGAGCCAGGATCAGGACACGTCCGTCGCCCGTCGTCTGGCGGGCGACGGTACAGAAAACAACGGTCTTGCCGGTGCCGGTAGGCAAGACAAGGAGGCTTTTTCGCAGGCTGCCGTCGCGCCATCCTTCTTCGATGGCGGTCACGGCGGCCTGTTGATAGGGTCGCAGTTCCATGGGCTGTCTCTTTTACGTGATTAGAACGGGATGTCGGCGGTTGTGTTCGTTTGATTGGCGTAGACGGTAGGGGCCGCGCTGGGGATATAGACCTTGTCAATATTGTTGTACGTCTTGCCGTTGCTCTGGCTGACGTTCTGCACGACGGCGGCGATACCGCTTTTCCCAATGATGGAGTTCCACGGAAACTTAGTTTGTTTAGTATCTTCCGCCAACAGCCCGAGACTTTGGAAGAACTGAAAAATCTTCCACGAGACGCTTTGGCTCAGCTGGAGTTTGTACGTCAGCGTGTTAGTTCTCGATTGCCCCTGGGGATTCGTCCAGTTGATCGTCATCTCGATCTCCGCCTGCGGGCAGGGAGACAGCTTCGCGTCGGGGCGCCGCGGCTCGTACCAGCCGCGGGTGAAGGCCGTGACGGTGAAGCGGTAATCTCCTTCGGGCATCAGCTCGAATTCGTGTCCTGTGTTTTCGATTTCGTCGTCCCAGTTGAGAGCGACGTTGACGGCTCCTGTATTTTCGGTCATTTTTATTTTCTCCTTATTAACTCGAGGCTTTCATTGTTTCTTTGGCGTGGACGGCGCAGCTCACGCACAGCGCGCGTCCGAACAGTTCCATGCTGCGGTTGGCGATGGCTTCCGCGCTGTGCGTGCCGACGCCCGCGATGTGCTGTCCACAGTCGGCACAGATCAGCGGAGACGGCGTAAAAGCCGGGGCTTCCGTCGGAGCTTCTTCCGGTTTCGGCGTTTCGGGGACCGGCGCCGGTTCGGGGTGCCGAATCTCGACGGCCGCCGCCAGCTGGGCGTAATCCATCGGCAGCTCGTCGGCAAGGGCGTAACGGTTCTTCGCGTCCCAGCAAGGATTGTGCGTAGTATACATGGTGCGTTCGCCGCCGGTGACCTTGTACTTGCCGTTCTCCTGCTTTTGGGCAAATGTCTTGTAATTGCAGAACAGCACCATGTCCGCCCATTCTTTCAACAGCGGCGCCACCTGGCGACTCAGCTTCATCTCCCAGCGATCGTAGGCGCCGCGCTCGTCAGGCTGCTCAAACTTACGCATGGCTGCGTGAGCCGTAAAAACGACGTTGATCTTCCTGGAGATCAGCGCGTCACAGTCGGCCAGTAGCTCGGCAAAAGCTTCTTTCAAATATGTGTAGCCCTTGCCATAGCCAAATGCTTCGATACCGCGCACCTTGTTCTGCTCACACACATAGGCCGAGGCCAGTTTTTCCGCCCAGTCCGCCGTGTCGATCACGACCGTTTTGTAATCGTGTCCGCTCGACCTCAGCACTGACATCGTGTCGCGCAGCGCCTGCCATGTGGTCAGGCCGTCCACGCGGTCCACTTGCATCGCTTTCGTGCTGCCTTCCACGTCCAGGAAGACCGGGAACGGGAACTTGCTGGCCAGCGTGCTTTTGCCAATGCCCTCCGGACCGTAGATCACGACCTTCTTGGCCGTATCGATCACGCCGCGGCTGATGTTGAGCGTGCCGAGCTTGTCACGGTAGGAAACAGGCTGTCCCATCTTCGCACCTCCTTACCGGATCCGCAGATGCGTGCCGACTGCCAGCTCGCAGCCGGGCACGGCGTTCCCGGCCTTGAGTGCCGTTTTAACGGCATCTTTGTCGAGCTGCACCGTCTCCGGTATAACTTTGAAATATTCCTGCGGGATGTCCGTTTCGGCATGGACGATGAGCTTGGCAGGGGATTTCTGGATAGCGACAGTGAACAGGTCTGTCTGCACTTTGTTTCTCCCGGCCGCCGTCATCTCGCCCTGAACGTAGTTCTTCAGGCTTTGGGTCTTGTTTTCGAGGGTGCGCTTTCGTCGCGCCAAACGCTCGATCTCCACGTCAATGCTTTCAGCATCGCTTTCCATGCCGCGGATTGCCTTGGCGCAGTTTTCCACCTTGCTGTCCAACGCGGCCTCAATGCCTTTCAGTTTTTCTTCCGCGGCGTCCCAGTCAGCGTCCGGGTCGTTGAGACTGTCCCAGAGCGCCAGGTATTCGTCAGTCAGTTCATACAGCTTAGGCATTCCCCTTCCACTCCCTCCAGTTGTCACTTAGGCGGTTTTTGCGTTCCTCGTCAGCCTGAGCCTCCATTTCAACGCAGAAAGCCCGCTGCTCCGCCGGCGTCATTATGAACATCGCTTATTCCTCCATTGTGGTATAATCAGAGGCGAGGATGCTAGTTCCCGCCTCGTTTTGGGCCGTTCCGCCCGCCAGCGGAGCGGCTTATTTTAATGACGCGATGAATTTCAGTGTTTTCATCCATTTCCATAATCTCCTCCACCAACTCAGGCGCCTCGCATGACAGTCAGTGATTAAGTAATACTTCACTTTTGGTCCGTCCATTTTTTCCAGCCTTCCCACAACAGGGCGCACAGAATTAGCCCCGAAAAATAGATTGCCGCCATTTCTACTAAAATCTCGCACCATTGCGCGTCATACACCGCGTCCATAGTCCTTTGCCCCCTCCCATTTAGTTTGATTTTTTCTCTGCCACTCAAGCCATGCCCTGCGGCTCCATCGCCGGGCTTTGCCCGGAGGTGTTACAGGCGCAGGATATAGACCCCTTTTGACGCCATCCCAAAGATTTGTGCCGCCCTTACCTGTGTATTTCAGTGCCTCCTCTGTCGTCACCGTTGCGTCCAGATCTTCTGCATCTACGAAATAATCCAGTTTTTGCTGCGCTGTCGGCATTTTTTCGACTACTCGATCGGCAATTCGGTCAATCAGCTCATCGAGAGTAATTTCACTTTGTGCCGCGAGGGCGTTCATCGCCCATCACCTCCTTTTTCTTCTTTCGCCTACGCAGGATCCGGCAACTCAGCGCCCAGAAAGGAGTTGATGAAGAACATCTGCCCCTTTCCCGTCACCTTCGGCGTCTTACTGATGATGATGTGCCCATCCGGCGCGGCAATCGTGCGCTCCTTAATCTCGAACAGCTTCTGCTCCATGGCCTTCTGCGTCGGCATGTTCTTCGAAGAACCGCTCTTCATCAGCCAGCCGTTCTCACGCAGCCACGCGAACAATCTCTTTTGCCCGATTTTCATGCCGTTCTGCTTAATGAGCTTCGCCAAGTCGCCCACCAGAATGCTGGTCTTGCTCTCCGACACCGCATCGGCGAAGATCGTCTTCGGCCGGTCGATGACCGCCTGCGCTTCGAGGGCGAGGCGTTGGGCGCGCTCCTGCTTCCAGTTGTTGACGATCTGCAACATAACGTCAGGATTCGTCAGCGCCTTTTCCAGCTCTACGCCGCCATGTTTGAGGCGGTTCTCCATCTCGTTAAAGGCGCTGATGTACGCCTCTTTAAACTGTGCGGCGCGCTCACCCGTGAACCCCATTGCGAGGAAGGTGAAACCGTCGCGGGTCATCATGATCGCAGGGCGCGTCTCGCCTTTTTTGTCTTGATAATCAACGGGCGCAAAATTGCGCCGGTTAAAATCCCCGCTACAGTCGAGCGTCCTAATTGCTTTGAGTACGTCCTTATGTTCTTTCTCAAATACCCGCGCCACGTCCAGAGATGACACCATCGCTTGACCGTCGCGCTCTACAACTCCTAATGTGCTGACTAGTTCGTTCATCGCTTAACCTCGCTTTCATCGGTTCATCGTCTTGTCCAGACGAACAAAGCGTTCTATACTTTAAGAGCGCAATTGTCGCTGGGGCACCCCGAAAAGGTCTTCTAAAGCGTCCCAAAGCTTGATGCTCCCAGTTCGGGACCCAGCCTCCAGATGTTGATACGCGCGAGTGCTAACACCTATCTTTTTTGCCACGTCCTCTTGCCGGAGACCGCGTGACATCCGAATTTCTCTAAGCTCGCTCCTCATCGTTTCACACCTCTTTTCTGCACTCGGCACGGACAATCTGTTCGTGAATAGATATTATCACGGACATACTGTGCGTGTCAATATTCCCGCTAGGGGGTATTTACATGGCTATGACAAGACTTAAAGAAAGCCGCCAACGCGCCGGATACACTCAAAAACAAGTAGCCCAGAAGCTCGGTATTACAGAGCGGGCCTATCAGCACTACGAAGCCGGCACTCGAAAAATCCCACTTGAAGCCCTTAAAGCTCTCAGCCTTCTCTTCAATGAAGCCATTGATTCTCTTGTCATGAACACCGTTGACTTTCAGCCGCTTGAAGAGCCCCAAGAGCCATATCCTCATCTGCCACCGTACAAAGACATCTACAAAGAGCTAGCTAAAGAACAGCTGGTACCTCCTGAGACGTTGCAGGCTGGCAGCTCACATATTGATGACCCAGACATACGCGCCGAAGCAATGGCTGACTGCAACGAGCACAATCTCCAAGTCTATATCGCAAAGATTTATAGACTAATGACCGAAATCGGCATTGACGCGAAGCACTTTAATGAACTAAAGAGCTTCCTTGACTACCTCCGCTACCTTGATAGATAGTTCTTATCTACCCTCGCTTTCATCGGCCGCCTCCGGGCGGCTTTTTTATGCCGTTCATTTTTTCCCCTCCTTTTCGTCCACCACGCCCAGCAGCTTCGCGACCGCCTCCACCGCCAGCGAGTTCACGCTGCGTCGCTCTTGATAGGCGCGCTCCTTCAGAACTGAATACAAAGCGGGTGGCCATCGGATGCTTGATAAAATCCAGGTCATTTTTCCCCCTCCTTTTTGATATAGTCGCAATAATTGCTTTGCGACTTGAATAATATCACATCAATCTTAAAATTGCAATGCGACTATAACAATTATTGGAGGTGAAAAAATGTCGCAACTCTATGTACGTCTGCCTGACGATTTACACTCAAAACTGCGAGTTATTGCTGCGCTGAAAAGCGAGTCGCTTAACAAAACTATGATTGCCGCCTCTGAAGATTACGTTCTTCAATGGGAAAAGAGGCACGGCGAACTTCCAAAGCCTCCTTCAGAAGAGCAATAATGCAGCTGTTCATGGAAAGGTCTCGTTCAGCTGCTTCATAACGAAGCTGACGATGAAGTTCATCGTCCAGCCGCAAATAAGTTTGTCTCATTTCCTCCTCCCACCCCCGATATTTTGCACTCACCGCCTCGGCTACCCGCCGGGCGGCTATTTTTGTGCCTGACAAACAGCGTCGTACTGCTGTAGCATTTCCCCGGTAGAGATCCCCAAAAGCTCGGCCATTCGGTCAAGGTCTCTTTTTTGTGGCGAAACATTTTTGTGTTCCCACCGATAGATGCTTTGCGTTGTCCGACCAATTTTTCGCGCTAGCTCTCGCCGCGTGATTATAGCTGCCTTAAGAACAAATTCAATTAATGTCACGGTTAACATCACCTCCAAATAGTGACTTTTTTGTGGTTATGGCGCTATTATATATCCACTTTTTAGTTGCGTCAATAGCCCAAATTAAACTTTTTTGTTCCTTGCTATTGCGTATCTAAAAAGTTACTATTATTTAGGAGGTAATATCATGAACGGACAGGAGCTAAAAAAGCGGCTGCGCGCCGCGCGGGAAGCCGCCGGTGTAACACAGAAAACGGTCTCGGAGACTTTAGGGATTTCAAAAATGACGATTGTTCGCTGGGAGAGCCTTGATGCTCCTAATGAGCCGACAGCGTCACAGCTTGTGCAGTTAGCTTCGCTTTATGGCACGTCTGTTGCGGCCTTAACGGCTGAGGCCACTCCCGCAGACAAAAAAGAAGCCGCCCCGGACGACGGGACGGCTTTATATCCAAATGATCCTCGCGTGATACCCCTAACCAACTGTCGCCGCGTACCCTTACTCTCCCCTGAGGCAACGGCTCACTGCGGCGGCGGGTGCCCTTTTCACGAGATTACGTCGGACGCTACCGAATATATCCTCTGCACTCCTGACGAGCTGGGCTCGCCGATTGACGACTTGCGACCGCCCTTTGCGGTGCCATCAGAGGGCGATTGTCTTGAGAGTGTAGGCGTCTATGACGGTGACAAGCTGATCATCAACCCGGCGGCAGAGATCCGGGACTTTGATATCTGTGTTGTCTGTTGGCGGGACAGTCTGTCCGCTAAGCGGATCTGCAAGCGTAACGGCACTATCGAGCTACGCTCGGACAGTGGCGTGATGATCGTGCCAGAGGACGATATCGACAACGGGCTCTTTTCGGTCTGGGGTAAGGTGATATCAACCCACCGGCGTATCAGACACGGGATCTGACCTTATCGAACGCGCGATGGTACTGACGTACAACAAGCCCAAGCGGGGAGCATAGTCGCGCCGCAGGCACGTGAATTGAAACATTGCAGGATTCTGGGCTCTGTTACAATTTCGCTCAAGTACCCGGTCAAAAAATTTACGAAAGAGGATGTAGAGACAGGGCGTTTCCGTTACATCGGCAAAGTCTGTAAAAGCATGACAACTCCCCAAAAAGGGGCCTAATGTTGAGCAATTAGTAAGTCTCATCATTTTAAAGGAGGTTGTTATACATGTTGACAAAGTGTCCTGAATGCGGTACAGAAATCAGCGAGAGTGCCATGAAATGTCCCCACTGCGGGAAACAGCTGAAAAAACCGAAGCGCAGCATTATGGGGAAAATTTTCCTGTGGCTGTTTTATCTATTTAACCTTTACATGTTCGTTGGGTTGATTAGAGGAATAAATGCAGTTTCCAACAAGTATGAAGCCATTTCAGAAGCGGAAAAGTTAGGGGCTTCAATTGGGGCGGGCCTTGGATTTTCGGCTATTCTTATCATTTGGGTCATCGGCGCTGTAATTACGGGCTTGCTGGCGCTCATGACGCGCCCCAAATAATAAACATAAAATACGCGAGCCTTAAGTCGTCATGGTTAGATCATAGAAGACGACAAATCATTGTGACAAACAGAGGAATAAACATACACAAAAGCCGCTGCTGAATCGACCGATACGTTGTCGTCAGCGGCTTTTATTCTCGCCTCAGATGGTCAAGGACCAACGTTTTTTCATCGTCGGCCTCGCCGTCGAGAGCTTCCCTAGGTCGAAGGTCGTGGGCTGAAAAATCTCTGTTGCCTTAGGTCTGAATGCTGTAATCTTAAAAGACATGAAACATGAACATACTATTCAGTTAAAAATGTGGAAACGGAGGTAGACAAGTGCCGATTTCACTTCAAAAACTCCACATCAATAAATTTAGGATTTTCAAAGACAAAACCTTCTATTTTGGCAAATATATCACGGTAATAGCAGGACAAAATGGAGTGGGAAAATCAAATATTCTCGGACTTGTCGCCAACTGTATTCAGTATAAGAAAAAAGGTCAACGGAAGGACTCCTTTTTTCACCTAAACAATTTCGAGCAGAATTCCATGAGCTTTTTAAAGGGAGCATTGAACATGATCACAGCGGCTCAGGATTGATGCGTTTCATATTCAGTGATGATGACACGAGGGATTGCAGAATTACCTGGCAAACAATCCGCGTTAACAAAGCTTCCAAAGAGAATGTTCACGGTAACGTTAATTCCGATATAAAGGATGATCGGCAGAAGCGCTTTCGTATCATCCCGTACCGAGACGCACCTGGAGTCAGACGAACTCATGCAAAAAAAGAAATGGCTCCAATTTATCTTGGCCTATCACGTTTATACCCCGTGGGAGAATCATCTTACTGCTCAGCCGTAGATTTGCAACATGAAAATCCTGAAGCGACAGAATGGATTATTAAAAATGCGTTACAAATTCTGTCTATACCTGTTGACACGAACAGTTCCATTGAGATGGACAGCGTCAAAATATCAGATGTAAAACGAAAAACAGGAGTTGGTTTTAAAGCAAAAGACTATGATGCATTGGCCAATTCCGCAGGACAGGATAACATCGGTCAAATCCTATTGGCGACTTGGAAAATTAAAGCACTGAAAGAAGACTTGGGAGATGACTTTCCAGGAGCTATTTTGCTGATAGATGAATTCGACGCGACACTGCACCCGGCATCACAGCGAAAACTTATCAAACTGCTTCTTCACGAAGCCAAAGAAATAGGATTTCAAGTCATTTTTACAACTCACAGTTTATATCTTCTCAATATTCTTTCCGAAAAAACTGAGCATAACAACAAGGATACGAACGATATCAATAATGTTGAAATTAACTATCTAACGACAGCTAATGGACTATTGGAGTGTTTGCGTAATCCAACGTATTCAGTTATCGAAAATGATCTTAAGGAACAAGCAGCTACATATCCACAAAAAATGAAAATCTACACCGAAGATGCTGAAGCTCGTTGGTTTTTGCGCCACATGCTTGAAAAATTTGGAGTTTCGGAAAGGGTTCAAGTTCTCGACGATGTTGAGATGAGCTGTACGTATGCCGAAACTTTTCTCAAGGCTGATAGAACCTACTTTCAGAATGTACTCTTTGTTCTTGATGGAGATGCTTCTAGCAGATCAAAAAAAGATACTAAAAATTTTGTTTATCTGCCTGGAACCGTTCGCCCGGAATCTGTATTTATGAATTTCTTGTGTAACGAAGAACAAGCAAAAGAATTCTGTTCACAAGATGGAGCATGGGAATCAGGATACACTGTACGAAATTTTATTAGCAAAAGAAAAGAAATCGACTCAAAGGTTCGCAATGGTAATAAAAAAGAAAGGGATCTTTATAAGGAGTGGTTCAAAGAAAATCTTTCAAGCTTTGACGAACTCAACATTTTCGAATACTGGTGTAAAGCAAACGAAGCCCTCGTTGATGAATTTCGCGAGGATTTTAAAGAAGCGTTTAACGACATTGCCAAGCGTTTATGCATAAAATTTATTAGTTGACACTTGGCCACCTTTATAGTTTAATTTTTACAGGCAAAGGTGGTGATAAGAATGCCGTTTTACACTCCACTGCGTTATCCTGGCGGTAAAAGAAAACTTGCTCCATTCCTTGAAGAATTAATTCGATTGAATGAACTCGGTAACTGTACATATATTGAGCCTTACGCTGGCGGCGCGGGGTTGGCACTGCACCTTCTCTTCAACCACGTAGTCAGCAAAATCATTATTAACGATATAGACAGATCAATTTTTGCCTTTTGGTATTCTGTCCTACACTATCCTGATGAACTGTGTCGTATGATTCACGATACTCCTGTGACCATGGACGTCTGGCATGTACAGAAAGCCGTTCAAATGAAGCCCAATGATTTCTCTCTTCTGGAACTTGGCTTCTCTACTTTTTTCCTGAACCGGACAAACCGTTCCGGCATTCTTTGTGGGGGAGTTATTGGTGGTAAAAAACAAAGCGGCCAGTGGAAAATGGATGCTCGCTTTAAAAAAGACGAGTTGATTGCGCGCATTCAGGCAATCGCGGACCTTCGAGACCATATCACACTCTACAATAAGGACGCTCTTGACTTCCTTGACATGATTGAGCCAACCCTTTCTCCTCTCGATTCTCTGATCTATTTGGACCCACCGTATTACAAAAAAGGCTCAGGATTATATAGAAATTCATATACTCCTGAAGATCATAAAGCAGTGGCCAACCGCGTATTCCAGATTCATAGCCCTTGGATTGTCTCTTATGACAATGAGGAGCCTATTCGCACTCTCTATTCCAATCTTTCAGCCATAACTTATTCGCTTAACTATACTGCCCAGCAAAAGACCATGGGAAGTGAGTTCATGGCATTTTCCACACAGCTACGTTTACCTGATTTCTCTTCGCGGACGTTCCCTTTGATGCATAATATTCGACAACTAAAAACAGCCTAATGTCTCAAAAACAAGTCCCCTTGCCGTATGGCAAGGGGACTTTCTGCTGTTCTCATACTTTGGGCCTCTCCGGCTTCGGCCGCCCGTCGCGCAGCGCATCGAGATAATCCGCGTACCACTGCATCATGGAAATCCGGATCGGCAGGTACTCCGCCCGGTTGTACGCGCGGCGGCTTTTGTTGCGTTCGAAATGCCCGAGCTGCGCCTCGATGACGTCACGGTTCCATTGATGCTCGTTGAGCACCGTCGAAGCCGTCGCCCGGAAGCCGTGAACGACCGTCGGGATAGGGCGCGCCTCGAGCGGCAGGGACTGAAGCTTCACCATCTCGCGTGAGAGTGTTGAAGGAATAACCAGCTTGCCCCGGTTGCGCGAAGGGAAGATATGCCCTTTACCGCCAAAGCGACGTCGCAAAGTGTCGAGGATCATCACTGCCTGGCGGCTGAGCGGCACGAGGTGGTCCAGCTTCGTCTTCGTATGTTCTGCCGGCACGGACCACAATCCCTCTTTTAGATCGATCTCGTCCCAGCGCGCCAGACAGGCCTCGCCGGAACGAACGAACGTATAGGCGATCAGCTGGATCGCGGAGCGCAAGACCAGCGAATCGATCGACTCGAGAGCACGCATCAGCACGCCGATCTCCGACGCGTGAGTTGCCGCGGGCATCGGCTTAGAGACGTGGATGGGCAATTCTAGTCCTAATTGCGACGAAGGATCGTAGGGAATCTTCCTCGTCGCCAGCGCATAGCCCATGACCATCGACACAATACCGCCAGTCCGGCGTACCGTTTCGGCGGGGTGCTGTTCGCTCAGTTTGTGGAGCGTGTCGACGATCTCTTCCCGCGTGATCTCCGTCAGAGGACGCGCCATAAGCGGATCAAGATAGCGAAAGCGCAGATCGTACAATGCCTGCGCCGATTTGCTGAGCTTCGGCCTCTTGCGCTTCTCATACCATTCACGCGCAAACTCGCCGAACGTCAGCCCCATGGGCGCCGCCACTTTCTTTTCATAGCGGGCGTCATTCTTGATCTCATCGCGCTCCGCCCTGGCCTCCGCCAGCCCCATCATCGGATAATCACCGATCGTCAACTGGTGCAGTTTCTTGTCGATCCAATAGCGCACCGTCCACACCTTGCGTCCGTTTGGGCAAACCAGCAAATACAGCCCGTTCCCGTCAAGTATCAGATATCGTGTCTCCCCCAGCTTGAGCCGTTTGATTGCCGTATCAGTAAGCAT